AAATAGAAATGTCAACTAAAGGAGACCTGTCTTTGCTTCAGCAAGTAAAGAAAAGAAAATTAGAGAATAAAGCCTACTCTTCAAATGATATTAAATTCCCTATGGAATCTCCAAATCCTACGCAAACTTGGTCTGACATTTGGGGTTTGTATGAAACCTACATGGATATAACAGGCAATTATTACCAATACTCAATGAGTCCAAAAGATGGTATTAATAAAGGTATTCCAATGCTTACTTATGCTTTACCTGCTCACTTAATGCAAATCGTATTAAAACCAAATGCAGGAATGTTAACTATTGAAAACCCTATAGATTACTACATGCTTATAGAAGGTAATCAATATATTAGATTTGAAGTTGAAGATGTTATACATGTCAAATACCCGAATCCTAATTTTGATTTACAAGGTTCTCACTTATACGGAATGAGTCCTTTACGTTCAGCATTAAGAAATATAAACAGCCAAAACTCTGCAATTGACACAAATATAAAAACATTGCAATCTGCTGGAGCTTTTGGTTTTGTTTATGGTAAAGGTACTCCGTGGACTAATGAGCAAGCTACTTCAATGAAAGAGAAGCTTATTGAAATGGATGCAAGCCCTGAACGTTTGAGTAAAATAGCAGGCGCAAGTGGAGAAGTAGGATTTCAAAGAATTTCACTAACAACAGACGAATTAAAACCTTTCGATTATTTAGCATGGGATAGAGATACTATTTGTAATGTCTTAAACTTCCCTTCTAAGCTACTTAATAAAGACACTTCTGGTGCATTATCTAATAACGATAATTCAGACGCGAGAAAACAGCTAATTACCGACGCTATAAAGCCAAATTTGTGTTTACTTCAAGATGCTTTAAATAAATCATGGATTCCAAGATTCAAAGGATATGAAAATTCTATAATTGAATGGGACGTTACAGAATTACCAGAAATGCAAGTTGACATGAAGATACAAGCCGAAGCATTGAATTTAATTCCTGTTACGCCTAATGAGAAAAGAACGGTGTTTGGTTATGAAACATTAGAAGATGACGGTATGAATGTTGTTTGGATGCCTACCAATGTTCAAAGAATTGACGATGTAAGCGAGGGAGTAATGAATGATGCAAATATTTAATGAACTACCTAAAACTACATAGAATATACGAACGAAAAGCGTATAGAATCGTACAAAAGCACGTAAGTTATATGTTACGTGCTATTCCATTTAATAACGTTTCGTTAAGTACTTATGAAGCGACGATTCAATCAAACATCACTAAAGAACAAGTATATTCTATGTACCGTGAATTATACGAAACAATAGGAATTACTCACGGTAATAGAATTAATAAAGAGATTGAAAAGGTCAAAAAAGCAAATGTTTTATTTAATGAGTTATTGTTAAGAGAAATTTTACTATTTTTGTCTACAGATGGCGGTGTAAAGATTACAAGTGTAAGAGATACATTAGCTAGTGACATTATAAAAACTATTAAAGATAGTTTAGGTGATAATGCAACTATTGTAGATTTGCAGAATGCAATTTATGCATTAATAAGTAAATCGCAAAGTTTTTATAAGTGGCAAGCGTTAAGAATTGCAAGAACTGAAACTACAAGCGCAAGTAATTTTGCAGCTATGAAAGCAGCAGAAGAAAGCGATTTGGTAATGCAAAAGATGTGGATTAGTGTACAAGATAATAGAACAAGAATAACGCCTTTCGATCATTTAGACATGAATGGCGTGAAACAAGATTTAGAAAAGCCCTTTTTTGTAGGAGGTCAAAATATACAGTATCCTGGAGATATAAAAGCAAGTCCAGGTAATGTAATTAATTGCAGGTGTACAATTGCATTTATTCCCAAGCGTGATGCAGATGGAATGTTAATAATAAAAAATAGATGATAGGTATTTATAAGATAACGAGTCCAACAAATAGAGTTTATATCGGTCAATCTGTTGACATTAATTATAGATGGAATGACTATAAAAATAAAGATTCTAAAAGTCAAGTTAGATTAAATAGGTCATTTAAAAAATACGGTGTAGAAAATCATTCGTTTGAAGTAGTTGAAGAATGTTTAGTTGAATTACTTAGTGATAGAGAAAGATTTTGGCAAGATAAATATAACGTTACTAATGGTGGTTTGAATTGCAGACTAACTACGACAAAAGATAAGTCAGGTTATTTTTCAGAGGAATCAAAATTTAAGATGTCGGAATCTGCTAAAAAGAAAATAATTACAAAAGAACACAGACAAAAATTAACAGACTCAAATTCAAGATCAATGTTAGGTAGAAAGCATACTAAAGAAAGTATTGAATTAATGAGCAGAAATAGAAAAGGTACGGCTTCTAGATTAGGATGTACTTTATCTCAAGAAACTAAAGATAAAATAGCTTTAAAAGCAATAGGTAGAAAAGCAAGCGAAGAAACTAAATTAAAAATGTCTATAACTAGAAAAGCAATTGCATTAGCTAATAAATTAAATAAATAAGCATGACAAATACGGGTTTTAAACAGTTATCTATTGATGTAAAAGATTTAGACCAATCTAAAGGTATTATTGTAGCTTATGCTAACGCATATAACTTTAAAGATAGCGACGGTGATATATCTGCTTACGGTAGTTTTGAAAAAACAGTAAGCGAGAATTACAAAAGGATTAGAGTTTTGAAAGATCATAATCCAACAATGATGGTTGGAATACCTTTAGAAATAAATACTAAAGATACTTATGGGTTACTTACAACTACGCAATTCAACTTAAACAAACCATTAGGTAAAGACTTATTTACTGATATTCAACTTATGCATACTTCTGGATTAAACGCTGAATTAAGCATAGGATATAATGTTTTACAAAGGGATCAAAAGAATAAAAGCATTATTACTGAATATAAGTTAATGGAGTACTCTTTTCTTTCTTCATGGGGAGCAAATGAACTAAGTACTGTACAAGGTATTAAAAGCATACAATCTCATTATGGCATAATGGAATTGGTACAAAAAGCATACAATTTAGATTATTCGGATGAGAGATTAAGAACTATTGAAACGCTGTTGAAAATGGCTCAAATGGATGAGCAAGACGACAAGGATATGGAGTTTATTGATATGATGATACCACATCACGAGGCAGCTATTAAAATGGCTAAAAAATATGAAAGTTTACTAAAGAATAATACGTTAGTAAAAATGTCTAAAGATATTATCACATCTCAGTCGAAAGAGATTGAAATAATGAAAGCACTTAGCAAGAAGTCGTTAGAAACTGACACTTTGAATGAGCCGCTTATATTTGATTTATTGAAGGGATTTAAAATTTAATTACAAACAACAACACAACAACACACAATGGAAGCATTAGAAATTAAAACAGCCTTAGAGGGCATTAAAGCACAAGTTGATACAAAAGCAACAGAGCAAACAGCAGAAGTAAAAGGACTTATTGAAGCCTTAGAAACTAAAATGAAATCAGAAAAAGATGCTGATATATTGGCATTAAAAGCTGATTTAACAGCTATTCAAGCACACGCTGATAAACTTGATTTGAAACTTCAAGAAAAGGGAACGGAAACTGAAACTAAATCTTATGATGCTATTTTACAAGCTGAGTTAAAAGATAACTTTGATTCAGTATCAAAAGTAACTAAAGGTAGAAGCGCAAGGATTGAGACTAAAGCAGTTGGAAACATGACTATTGCAACAAACCTAACAGGTTCAGCGGTAGCTACGGTTCAGGATGGTGTTTCAATTGTTCCAAGTCAAAAAATTAACTTTTCTGATTTAGTACCAACAGTAAATAGTGCAACTGGTATTTATGTTATTTACCGTGAAACAGGGGCTGAAGGTTCTATTTCTACTCAAACAGAGGGAGCAAGTAAATCACAAAAAGATTACGATTTAACAGCGGTTACTTTTAACGCTGCTTACTTATCTGGTTTCACACGTTACAGTAAACAAATGGCTCAAGACTTACCATTCTTGCAATCATTTTTGCCTACCGCATTACGTAGAGATTATTTTAAAGCTGAGAATTTACAGTTTTATACTGCTTTGGCTGCTGCAGCAACCGCTTCAACTACTGCAAAAACAGTTGACGTAGAGCAATTGGTTGACGACATGGGTTCTTTGGAATCTATTGATTATGATGTAACAGGAATTGTATTGAACCCTAAAGATTGGGCTAATATTGCAATTACTAAACCTAATGATTATTCTTTGCCAGGTATCGTAACATTCGTTAACGGTAGATTAGCAATTAATGGAGTGCCTGTTTATAAAGCGTCATGGATGCCTGTAGATAAATATTTAATGGGTGACTGGTCTTATGCTAAGAAAATTGCAGTTGATGGATTAGCTGTTGAGTTCTTTGAACAAGATGCTGACAACGTTACTAAGAACTTAATCACCGCTCGTATTGAGCAAAGAGTTGTTCTTGGGATTGATATGCCAACAGCGTTTATCTTAGGAGATTTCGGAAACGTAGCATAGTTTTTTTCTTTCATAGTTTTTTGGTTTTTTAACCCTTGTAGTAATGCAAGGGTTTTTTATTTTCTATAATTTCTATAAAACTAGGTAATTCATTAGGTATGTTTTTGCAATCAAAAAACAACCAACAATCACCAATAGGCATTGGTTCACATTTTTTATAAGTTATACCTAAATCATTTATAAATTCTTGCGGATGCTTTTTTATTTTATCTACAAATGAATACTGAATCATATTTAGTCTTAAATTTTTCATAGTTATTGTTATTTAAATTCTGGCATTTTATATATTATACCACCGTCTTCTTTAACAATGTAGTGTCCGTTATCTTCTAAAAACTGAAATAAAACTTTGTTTTTAGTAGCTTTATTTAGCTTTAAAATGAATAATTCTCTTTGTATAAATGATTTTATTTTTTTCATAATTATTTTTTATTAAATTAATATCTCCATTCTAAATTCAATTACTCCTAGTCTCATCAATGAATCCCTATATTGTGAATCCGCCATGCTATCAGGTACTTTTCCGTCATAAGGGTCTGTTGCTTCAAAGCCTGTTAGTTTTTTAAGTTTGTCGATAGGAATCTCACGTAAAGATTTTATAATGAAATCTAATTCAACCCTATCTTTATACAGTTTGTATATTTCAGGAGTTAATTTTTGTTGTCCTCTAAACAATCTTTTTTCAGATGCGCTCATAATTATATAAATTAAAAATGCCTTTCAATTATATTGTAAAGGGTCTGATGCTTTACTCAAATTAAAAGGCTAATGTTTTTCAGTTACCAAGTTTCAGACCGTAACTATAGAGCAAATATATAATTATATTTTTAATACACAATTATTTTTAACTATATTTGTATAAATAAATTTTACACTATGGAAATTAAAATCATAAAGAAATGCAATTTGCCGATAGATAGCATTCAAGATTTAGGACAAGAAAGAAACGAAAGAGCAGTAAAGAAAGGGCTTGCTGTATGGGATAATGAACCTTTAATTGAAACCCATAGATGTAGATGTTTAAAGCCTTTTAATTTTAAAGAAAAACAATATTTAATAGGTGATGATTTACTTATGACATTAGAAGAAATAAAAACTAACAAAAGATTCGTCTTTAAATACTATGCAAAATAATGGCTTACATAGATGTTATAACGTTAGAGCGTGCAAAAGACTATCTTAAAATGGATTTAGGTTTTACTGGAGAGGATTTAGAAATAACTTCAATGATTAACGGTGCATTACGTTTTATTGAAAAGCGAACTAATCACATTATGTTTGTGCAAGAGAAAGTATATAACGGTAGTTGTCAAGTAAAAGTGTATGATTATCCTATTAATTCAATCGTAACAGTTCCAGCACCTTTCAAAGTAGATTTTACTTTATTTACTATTTATCCAGATGTTAAAACAGTAACTTTAAATGTAGGTTACGGGGCTGATGAAGTGCCTGACGATTTAATACAAGCAGGATTACAAATGATTAAAGTTTGGTATTACGAAAGCGAAAAGCAAGTTAATACTACTTTGATTCCAGAAAGCGTAATGCAAGTAATTGATATTAATAAAAGGTTTATATAGTTATGGAAGAAGAGGCTAAAACCATAATAAATAGATTTAATGGTGATAAGTATAGCGCATTAGTTGGGCTTGATTTGATAATTGAATCTTGGAAAGAAAATGGAAATGAAAGGCTTGATATTGGGATTATAGAATATTATAAAAAATTAAGAAAATATATACTTTCATTATGCTAGCTAGACAATACAACCGTAAAATACAAATCTACCAAACAACATCTACTGCTGATGGTTTTGGAGGTACTATTCCTACTGATGTGTTGATAGGTTCGTTTTGGTCAGAAGTTAAGCAAAATTCAGCTTTTAGAGATACGCAAGTAGGAGCGAGTGATATTAAAAACAATTACAGTTTTAAAATACGTTCTACTGATAAAATAACTCCAAGCAATATTGATAATTTATTTATAATGTACCGTTCAAAAAAGTATGTTGTAAATGATATTAGATACAATGATGAATTATTTAGAGAAACGAATATAACAGCTAATGGCATCACAGGGAGTTAAAGGCGTTCAAGGCGTTATTTCTGAATTACGAAAGTTCGGTAAAGATGCTGATAAAATGATTGATGCAGAAACCGAAGCTATAGCATTTCAGATTGAAGGTGACGCAAAGAAATTAGCTCCTAAAAACTTTGGTAAATTGGCTCAGTCAATAAGTCATAGTAAACCAAAACCATTGCAAAGAAAAGTTACCGTTAATGAATTATACGGTGCTTATATGGAGTTTGGGACAGGCACAAAGGTTAATGTTCCTTCCGAGTTTAAAGAAATGGCAAATAGTTTTAAAGGTGCTAAACAAGGAACTTTTAAACAAGGATTAGAAGCTATAAAAGTTTGGTGTAGAGCAAAAGGAATAGATGAAAAATTTGCCTATCCTATATTTGCTAAAATACTTGGTGCAGGAGTTAATCCACAGCCTTTTTTATATCCTTCTTGGATTAAAGGTAAAAAAGATTACGTTAAAAACTTAGAAAAATTATTAAGTAGAATGAATAAGAAAATTTAGTATATTTGAAGAATGGTAACAGTTAACCCAGATAAATACATTAGAAAGGCAGTACATGACTTAATTAATAATATAGTCGTATCGTCAAAGATTATAAAATCTTTCGATAGCAGGGCTACAAATGCGCCTTTAGAGTATGTTTTGTTAAATGCTCAGACAAAAGAAGTTGAAAAGAATACTAAATGTGATTATCGATGGTCAACATCATTATTAATTGAGATTTATACTAAATCAACATCTAGTGGCAACACAGGAAGTAGATTGTTATTAAATGATATTGAACAAGCTATTTATACATTGTTAAGCCCAAAAATAACAGTAATAGGATTTACAAACTTAACGCAGAATATTACATTTGAAAATCAATTAGAAACAATAACAGATACGGAAATTATATTTCGTTCATTTTTAAGATTAAATTTAACACTAATATAAAATATTATGTCAACACCAATTAAAGGAGAATTAGGTATTCTATACGTACATGATGGTACAATATACCGCCCAATAGCTTGTTTAACTTCAAATAGTTTCAGCCCTTCTGTTTCTGTTATTGAATCAAATACAAAATGTGATCCGGGAGTTACAATTAAGCAAGCTGGTATTTTTACCTATACATTAGATGCGGAAGGCGAGTATATCGATACTACATCTGTAGGAGGTGAGATTACAAAAGCGTCACATGATTTCTTGTTTACTAAAATGGTTGCTAAACTTCCAATAGTTTGGAAATTAGATACAGGAGTTACGGGAGTTATTTACTATGGTAATGCTATTATTACTGATTTACCATTAGACCAAGGAGCAGGAGACGAACTAAGTACTTTTTCTATTACTTTAGAAGGTAGCGGAGCAGTTGCAACAGTAGATCCAGAAGCATAAAAACATGAATAAGAAAAACTTGCTAGGTATAGATTTTCATTTTGGAATAGGATTCCTTAATGAGTTATTGGAAGGAACAGGTTTAAAACTTGACGAATTAGGCACGCAAACAGACGAGGTGTTAATGCCTAAGATAATGTATTATTCCCGTTTATATGCTTGCAAAAGAGAAGGTAAAGAAATTGATTTTACAAAGATTGATATATTCGATTTAATTGATGAAAACGGAGGTATTGGAGGCAAATTTTGGTTTGATTTTAAGATAGCTTTTAACGAGTCTATGTTTAAAGATGTGCCTGTAGATACGGATAAAAAAAAAGTGAAAGCAGTGAAATAGATTTCAAAAAAGATGTTATTTCTTTTGCTTGTGGCGAACTTGGAATTATGCGATTGAGCGATGTTTATGACATGACTTTTGCAGAGTTCCAAATTCGCCTTTTTGCTTATAAACGTATGCAGTTAGAAGATTGGAAAAAGTTTAGGTTGGTTGCTTATAATGCTTTAATAGCACCTCACCAAGATTATAAAAAACTACCTAAAAACATAGATAAGTTTATGGATTTATCGGGTGGTAAAACTCAGCAAAAAGGAGTCTCTGACATTCAAAAAGAAAGATTCTTACAGGAATATGCAAAATACTTAAAAAACATTCAATAATGGCAGGATTAGAGGTACAAATTGGAGCAGATAAATCAGACTTTGACAAGAAAATTAAAGAAGTCGAATATGATGTTAAACAATTAGCTAAAGAAAAACAGGCGCAAATAAAACTTGGGCTTGACACAAGAGAAATAACCGCTAAAATTAAAGATGCTAAAAAGTCTTTAATGGACTTGAGAACTACTGCTAAAGATGCAGGAACTTCTTTTTCTAAAGACTTCGCTCCAAAAGTAGTTACGGGTGGTAATGCATTAATGCAGTTTTCACGCATTGCACAAGATGCACCATTTGGCATAATGGGTATTGGTAACAATATTACAGCTACAGTTGAAGCATTTGGACATTTAAAGAATAGTACAGGAAGCACAGGTTCTGCTTTAAAAGCTATGGCTAGCTCTATAATGGGAAGTGGAGGTATATTATTAGCTGTTTCTTTGGTTACTACGGGCTTAACTTATATGGCTCAGAATGGCTTAACCGTTGGCGATGTTTTTAATAAATTGACAGGTAATTTCGATGTAGCTAAAAGGTCTATGCAAGAAATGAATGTTGAAGCTGTTAAGAACTCACAGGCTCAAATATCATCTGTATCGGCTTATGTTGCAGCAGCTAAAAATATTAATCTTTCAATGAACGATAGATTATTAGCTGTCAAAAAACTGCAAGACGAATATCCCGCATATTTTGGTAATTTAACCAAAGAGGAAATACTTAACGGAAATGTAGCTACTGCTGTAAGAGGCGTAACAAAAGCGTTAATTGCAAAAGCAAAAGCAACAGCATTAACCGATAGAATAGTAGCGTTATCAGAAGAAGAAGAAAAGATACAAAACAAAGTTAATGCGTCAATAGCTGAAATGTTTAGGCTTTATAAATTGTCTAAAAAAGAAGCGTTTGAATCAGCTGTAATTTTAAATAAGCAGTTAAGAGGCGAAATAGATTTAGTAGGAGAACTAAATAAAGGAAATGCTAATGCATTAAGTAAAACTGAAAAAATAGCTTTAGCAGCGTTTCAATATTCAAAAACATTACAAGGTCTTTCTGTTAACTTACAAAATAACAGGACTCAGCAGGATAAATTAACCGATAGTTTAGAAAAAAGTATAGCTGCTTCTATAAAATTAGAATCAGTAAAACCAAAAGGAGTTAAAACGGGTGCAGTTGGAGTTACGCCACAAGTATCAGGTTTAGGTGCAACAGTTACGCCAACAGGATTAGCAGAAACAGGAGGTAAAGTACTTCAAATTGCTAAAAATGTTCAAGGTGCTGAGGGAATGATTACCACTTCAATGGGTAACATAAATGTGGCATTCGATACAAGTGGGGCACATATGTTGGAGATATTGCAACAACTTAACGCTGATATGAACGAACTAATAACGGGAAGTATAGCTGATACTTTTAGTCAATTAGGCACTTCAATTGGTGAAGCATTAGCTACAGGAGGTAATGTTTTCGCTGCTATTGGAACAAGTTTGCTTCAAAGTTTAGGTAAATTCCTTTCTGAAATGGGAGGTATGTTAATTCAGTATGGTACATTAGCAGTAGTTAAAGGTAAATTAGATTTAGCAATTGCAGCAGGTGGTCCATTATCTATTGGAGCAGGTCTAGCAGCTATAGCGGTCGGAGTAGCATTAAAAGCTGTTGGTGGCGCAATTAGTTCTAAAGCTAAAAGCGGTGGCTCTGGAGGCTCAGTTTCTACAGGAGCAAGCGTTTCAAGTCCTTCATCTTCTACAGGTTCAAGTAGCGGAGGTTCATCGTTTCAAGGCGGTACAGTAGTATTTGAAATAAGCGGTCAATCATTAATTGGAGTATTAGGCAATACTTTAGATAAAAACAGAAGATTAGGAGGTTCATTGAGTTTAGGTTAATTTATATTTGTTCTTAATAAGAAATGTCGTATTATTGCATAGTCAAGAACAATCATTGAAGTTAAGATTTCGTAGGTCTTAAGAACAACGTATGAAGTAGTACGTAACTAAACAATAACCTAAAGCACCTTTAATTGGGTGCTTTTTTAATTTAAAAAATATTATGAGCTTTAAATGGAACAGAAAATCAGAAATTAAAGAGGGGGCGTTAGGGTATACAATTTTTCAAGAGCCTGCTAAAAAAGAATTTGAAACAATGTTTGAAATACTAAAAGATGCTGAAAAATATGATTTCAAAGAAGAAATTAGCACTAGAGATTGTTTATTGAAACAGTTGTCTATAGAAATAGATAAATTTATAAAATAGCAAATCACAACTAACTTTAAACCGATATAGAAATGTATCGGTTTTTTTGTATATTTGACACATGGCAAAAAAAATAGTAATATCATTCACGGGACAGCCAACAATTGGCAATGGATTTATTTACTCAATACTTATAGATAGTATTAATCTTGTTTATACAAACGGTCAAACATCATTAAATATTGATTACGGTCTTGCTGATTTTTCGCCTAATGTTGTGAAGTTAGAAGCTACATTATCAGAAACAATAGATAAAACACTTTCTTTTTTAATTGCAAATTGGGTTTCTCCTACTATTTCATACAAAAGAGTTGATGATACTATTGAAGTATTAGTAAATTCAGATAACACTGTAATTTCAACAGGTGCAACAGATGTAAACATTAATCTTACTATTGCCGATGTATCGGATGAAGAATTATTAAAACTAAGATACTTTTTTCAATACACCAATAATGTAAACGATACTTTTTTATGTGAGATTTACAAAAAGAATTACACAGGAATAGCCACTGAAATACACGGAAGCGCAACACTCGAAAAGGGAAGCGTTAAAGACCATTTAGACAGCATTAGAGGAACAGGTTTATCATTAGAATTAGAAGCAAGTTTAGATGTTACTTTAGAAGATTTATATACTCAAAACGAACAGGATTTTGTCGTTAAATTCTATAAAAATAGTAATATATTATTTAGAGGTTTTCTTAAGCCAGATGGAGTTTTTCAATCTTTTGTCAGGGATATATGGGTAATTTCATTGGATTGTGTTGATGGACTTGGAGCATTATCTAATTTATCATTTGTTCAGCCTTCTGGATTTCGTTTTATAGGTAAAATGAAAGCTTCTGATATAGTTTATAATTGCTTAAAAAGAACAGGAATATTATTACCTATAAACACATCTATAAATACTTTATACGATGGATTAACATATACCGATAATTTAGATATACTAACTAAAATACAATTGAATGCAGACCGTTTTTTTAAGAATGATGGTCAATCTACAGGAGATGGTACTTTAATGAGTTGTGAAGAAGTTTTAAAGTCTGTTTTGGATATATTTTGCGCTTGTATAACGCAAGAAAACGGAGAATGGTATATCTTTAAACCTAATGAGATATATACAAATCCTTATGTGTTATTTCGTCGTTATGACATTGAAAATAATTATATCGGAAACGTTACTATAAACGTAAATAAAAGCATAGGTAGTCAATTAGATAATTATTATCCACATCATTGCAGTGGTAATCAGAAAATCGAGATTAAAGGTAGTATTTCGGCTTTTAGATTAGGTTATAAATACGGGTTTGTTAGTGGCTTACTTCCAAATCCTTCGTTAATTCACGATGGAAATTTAAATTACGAAGGATGGACTGTTGAAGATGCATTCCCTTTAATAAATGATCCATTAAGGCAAAGCGGTTTTACTATTCAAAACTCTACTTTTGGAAACACAACTAACATTGTAAAAAGCGATGTTTTAGCTGTAGTGGTTCAGGATTTCTTAAAATTAAGAATGTCATACTCTGTTACTAATGGAGCAGGAGATACAGCAGGACGATTTATTAGAATGAGAATACAACAAGGTATTTATTATTTAAAATATACACCTGCAAACAGTTCAACTCCAATAGACGATGCTATAAATGCAGTTTGGACAACTAATGCAAGTGACACTTATACTTTGTGGTTAAATGGAGAAGGTTCTTTAGAAGTTGTTTTACCAACTTTCTTAGCTGATGGAAATTTAACTATTGCAATTATGACAGTTTATCCAAACTTAGGTAGAACTTTAATTAGTAGTTTAGATTTAATACCGAATACTGGAGATAAACCAGAAATAGGGGAATTTCATACAGTTTCAAGAACGCAAAAAGTAAGTTCTATTGTAAAAGAAAACAAATCAGTTTCAAACGGAGATAACGCAGGAATTATTTATTTAGGCGCAATCTATAAAGAAAACGGATTAGACACGACGCAAACGTGGTCAAGAAAAGGTAGTTTTGAAAGTTACCCATTATTAAGAATAGCAGCTGAAGAAGAATTAAGAATAGGACAAAAACCATTAAAACAGTTTACAGGTTCTATATTTGGTTACTTACCTTATTTGTCATTCATAGCAATAAATAATCTAAACGGTAAATTCTTTCCTGTTGAATATTCGTATGATACAAAAGCAAACATTGTTGATTTTAAACTTTTAGAGTTGTATTCAGCGGAAATACCAGATATTATGTATAAATTTACGTTTGATTATGGAAATACAGTTAAACCAACAATAATAGGCTAATGGATTTTATAAAAGGAGAAGATAGGATTCTGTATTTTAAAGTGAATAACGCTTGGTTGCCTGTTGGTTGCTTAACTGAAAATTCATTAGAAGAAACGAGCGAGTTTATAGATACAACCACAAGAGATAATGAAGGTTGGAATACTTCACGACCTATAGGACAATCGTACATTATTAGTTTTGCAGGACTACAATTAAACACAACGGTTGCGGGTGGTAATTTCGGAGTGGCTAGTTTAGATAAATTAAGACAGTTAAAAAGAAGTAGAACGCTTTTAGATTGGAAGTTTCAAGGAACTATTTATCCAATTGTTGATTATGGTAAATGCTATATTTCAGACCTTTCAGACCCAAATCCTGTAGGCGAGTTTATTTCTTTTAGTGGTTCAGCAATTGGATTTCACAAGCCTTTAACTGCAAGTTTAGGAACAACAGTTTTAAATAATGGAGACCCAAATATTGTAATAAATAATGGAGACCCTAATGTAATAATAAGAACTAACGAGATATGATATACCCAAATTTAATAACGACCACAAGCGTAGGTGAATTACCACCAGAACCATTAACTCTCGATAGTTTAATTCCTCACGAGATTGATGGATTATTAAAAAGCGGAACGATACAACAGCTTTTAGATTTATTACGCCCATTAGTTGGTAAATTGCAATATGAAGTGGTAAGAATGAGTGTAGATTCTCAGTATATTACTGATAATTTTGACGCTACAGGACTAGGAACAAATCTTTGTTTAGGTTTTGCAATATGTAACGGAAATAATGGTACTGAAAATTTAGACGGCAGAAGCGGAATTGGTTATGGAGCTAATTACAATTTTGTAGGACTTCAAGTTGGTAGTGCTGATTCTGTAGTAGTTAGCCATACACATACCGCTAAAATATCTAACATTTCTGGAGCTGATAACGATAAATTTGTTGCTCAAAATGGAGGCTCTGGAGGTGGAGCTACATCTTTTTCTGGTTCTGGAATTATTAATACAGGAACAACAGGAGAAACAGGCGTAAATAAAAACTACCACCCTTCTATTGTGCAATTATATATGATGAAATTATGATAGACCCAATAGAAATAACCACAATAAGAATAGGAGAGTTACCAAGCGAACCGTTTAATTTAACCGATAACGTACCACATGAAGTCGGAACTGATTTAAAACGTGGTACAATTGAAGAATTAGCTGTTTTTATAGGAGCATATATCGGAGCAAGTGATGGAGTTGGTTTTCGTGCAATATCAGTTACAGACGGTCAAACATTGCCGACGACATCTATACAGGAATTTATTTTAGTGGGTAAAGGAACATTTTATAATGTTGCAGGTGGTTCTACAATTATTTGTACAGAAGAATTAAACGCACTAGTTAGTAATGGTTCGTTTTGGTTTATAGGCGTAGAAATTCCTGTTAATGTAGAATTAGCAGGAATTACACAATTTATAAGAAGTGGATTTACAACAACTACTCCGAGTGAGAATGCTATTTTTAATGCGTTATCACTAAAGGCAGATGTTTCTGATGGTAATATCTTTACGGTAACAGATGTAGTAGTTACGATAGCTTCTACGCAAACTTTTACAATACCTACAGGACACAAAGCAATAACAGTTTTAGTTAATGGACAACCTCATTATAAAACAACAGGAAATAATTTATCATTAGTTAATAGATGGTCGCAAACAGGCGATGTAGTAACATTAACAAAAGCAACAGCAGTAAATAATTACATTTATATAATATCTAAATAACATGAAAAAAATACTATTTCTTTTATTATGCACCGTTTCAATGTACGGTCAAGTTTCTAGTGGAATGGAACAAGAATTTGACTATGGGATTAAAAACAATTCTACTCAGACGGTAACTACACCAACTTATTTAGGTACAGTTGGAGCAGATGGAACTTATGGAAAAATATTACTTGAAGACCTTCAAGGTAAAAAAGCATTCCTTTCTACAGGATTAATTAAAAACGGTTTAATCTCAGCTAACGGAGATCCTACAAAATTTAATATCACAGCAGGAATAGGGATAATTTCAAACTTTGATGACCCAGAAAATCCTACAAGCACGATAATTAATTTTCCTGCCTTTACAGGAATTACGCCAACTTACCTACTTACAGGTACAATTACCTATGTAGCTATAAATAATACAGCCTCAGTAGTAATGCAAGCTACACCATTTACGCCAGAGCAAAGACGCTCTTTAATTGTATTAGGCGCAGTTATACATAGTAACTTAACTACAATAAATGTAATTAACAATATTTCAGCACCTACAAACGCAAGTACAAACCAATTACACGACTTTATTGAGGCGGTTGGAGCGTTGAACTTAACTGGCAATAAATATACGGCTAATGGAGCTAATTTACAGTTAAATAAAAGTGCAGGATTAATATTTAAATTAGGTTCAAACTTTGTAAATGATTGGAAAAACCCTCATGAATTAGCACAAACATCAGGAACATCTTTAACGTTTAGATATAGAACACAAAACGGTACAGAGGGAAGTGACAGGATAAATTTAGATCCTGCTTTGTATGATTTAAATAATGTTTTAACATCTGTACCAAATAATAAATTTACTATTCAAACAGTAACGATGTTTCAAAGTGGAGTTACAAGGATTCAATACGGTCAAAATTATTATGATGATTTATCGAGTGCTAAAAATGCAATATTTCTCAGAAACTTTGTCTTAGAACCAAACTCAAAAGAGAACGGAATTATAAGAGCTTATATTATAATGCGAAATACAACAACCTCTTTACAGACGGTTGCGGATGCAGATATATTAGAAGCTCAGAAATTTGGAGGTGTTGCTTCTGGCGGTGTTACTTTGAATTTCGCTAATATTGTTAGTGCTTTAGGCTATACTCCAGAAAACGTTGCTAATAAACAAAACTCTTTGGTAGTAGACGGAACAGGAACAAAATATCCTACAGTTGATGCAATAAATTCGGTACTGCCTACTACGTACTCTAATATCGTTTATGTAAATGCCACAAGCCCTACGGCAGCTACTATTTTTGATTTAAATAATCCACCTATAACAAATGACAATGCTTTAAAATTAAATGTAAATAATCTTTATATTGGGACAGATGCTAGTACATGGGTCTACATCACGAGTCCAGCTGGTTATGTAACTAAAGTAGTTCTCGCAACATCAAATTTTAACTTAGTATCAGACCCAAATAGAGACTCGGGTAATAATAAAAGTGCCCCAATATCAAGAAGCGGGTCTATATCTACAGGATCAGACAGTAGCTTTAACGGTGTGGCTATCGGTAAAGGGAGCGGAAATATAGGTTCGAATCAAAAAATGGGTGTTAATGCAATTATGTCAAATACTACAGGGACGGGCTTACTAGCTATTGGTGCGGGGTCTTTGAGAGACAACACTACTGGAAGTAGTAATTTAGCAGTAGGAACAGATGCTTTACGTAGTAACTTAGGAGGAAGTAGTAATACGGCATTAGGGGGGGCTTCATTACTTGCTAATGTATCAGGGAACAATAATTCAAGCGTAGGAGCACAATCTATGTTTGCGAATACTGGGTCTGATAATGCTGGTTTTGGTTTTGGAGCTTTGTTTGGAAACACTACTGGATCAAGAAATACATCTATAGGAAAAGACGCTGGGAAAACAATTTCAAGCGGTGGAAACGTAACGATAACAAACAATTCAACGTTTGTAGGTTATGATGCAAGACCGTTAGGAGATAATCAAACAAATCAATTGGTTGTAGCTTATAGTGGGATAGGTTTAGGGTCAAATACAAGTGTTTTTGGAAATTCAACAACTACTTTTGGTAGATGGTGGGGCAGACTATTAGTTGGCGGGTCTGTTAATGATGGGATAAATGATATTCAAGCAACAGGAACAGTTTCAAGCGGAACGACTACATTAGGAAACTCTCAGCCAACATCTAACAATCAATTAACTAGAAGAGATTATATAACAACTAATTTTGCGCCTTTGGTTTCTCCTACTTTAACAGGAAATCCAACAGCACCAACTCCAACTTTAGGTGATAATGACACAAGCGTTGCAACTACTGCTTTTGTGACTGCAACAGATGCGGGAAATGTAAAATTAGCAGGAAGCCAAACAATAACAGGAGCTAAAGATTTTTCAGCTAATACATCGTTTAAAAGGATATTTGCTTCCTCTGGGGACACATCTTATACTTTGTATATAGACAACACTTCTACTGGAAATGGGATTGAAGGAAGGAATTTTTCTGGAGCAGGAACATTTATTAGCGCTATGCCAAATAATGGAACAGGGATATATATGGATGCAACAACAGGCTCGTCTGGTGTGGCTTATAAAGCTAACTCAGCCACTACAGCTACGGGAGATTTATTCCAATATACAAAAAATGGTGTTTTAACTGCTAAAGTTAATCAACTAGGCGAGTTTACTATGCCTAAATTAACGATGACAGGAACTATAGAATTAAAAGCATATACAGTTTCAACTTTACCAACAGGCGTTATAGGAGCAATGGCTTATGTTACAGACGCTTTAGCACCTACATACATGGCTACGGTTGTAGGCGGTGGGGCTGTAGTAACGCCAGTTTTTTACAACGGTACAAACTGGGTAGCACATTAATAATTAACTTTAAATAAATAAATATGAATACTTTAAAAAATTGGTGGTTTGCAATCGTGGGATTTGCATTAATTATTTTAGATCAAGGGTTCGAGGTTTTAAATCCTTTCTTGTTAGAAATCGGGATTTCTGAAAAATGGATAGGTATTTTAAAAGTTTTGTTTGGACTTTACGGGGTCTACAAATTAAAAGTTCAACTTCCTACTCAAAATCCTGATAAGCTACAAGATAAAGTAGATGCGTTAATAGGTGGCTCAAAACCTCCAGTTGACAAAGATGAGAAGTAGGCATTTAATATTGCTTTCATTAGTACCGCTTTCAGAAGTGAAGGCGGTATTTTACAATTCAGATTTAAAAGTTAGATATGCTTTATTTTCTGATAATAAAAAATTCTTGTGTAACGTGTTGGAAGATTATTCCAATATAATAATTATAGGAGTTGTATTTTATTTTTTAGCTTTTGTAAAATTAGATTTCATTACAAAACAAATAGCTTTATTTTTATTTATTATTAATGGTTTAGATTTTGTATTTTTGGGATTAATGGGTAATTTATTTTACCTTTTGAAAATACCGTTATCTTTTATGATTTTCGCCTATGCAAACAATAAAATTTCTTTTCAACGCACTTAATTACTGTTTTTTTGTTTTTTATAGTTTTACGCTTATTGATGTAGCAAAAAAAATTACCTTTGGAGAATTCTACTTATCTAATGCAACTAATCTATTGCAGTTTTTAATGACTCTGATAGCTGTATTTTTTGCTTATTATAAATTAAGAACATACATAAGGGATTCAAGGATTAAAAGCCAAATATTAGAGCAAGAATTAAGAGAAAAACAAGATAATCACTTTTATAAAAAATGGAATAAAGAATTTATTGAACCTAAAAAAGATGAAAAATGATAACTACACAAGAAGCTATTAAAAAATACGGTTTTCCTACTGAAAATCCAAAGTATTTAACGACTTTAAAACTGCCTTATCCAATGAAACTAGCTTGGGATAAAAATGTTTATGTAAATAAAATCCAATGTCATAAATTAGTAGTTGATAAACTTGAATTGATATTTAAAGAAATTCTACACTACTACGGAATTGAAAAAATAAAAGAATTACAAATTGATGTTTATGGAGGTTGTTTTAACTTTCGTAAAATGAGAGGTGGTAACGATTATTCTCGTCATTCTTGGGGTATCGCAATAGATTTAGATCCAGAACGTAATTTATTAAAAGAAACATCTAAAACGGCTCGATTTGCAAGAAAAGAATATAAGCCAATGATTGATATATTTTATAAATATGGATTTGTCAACTTAGGGCGTGAAAAAAATTATGATTGGATGCACTTTGAAATAAAGGAATAATGAACATAAACCCATCATACGAATCAATTTTACCACCTCCAATTTTAAGACCTTTAATTAAAGATTTTAATCAGTGGCTAGAGATTGATTTTGAAGGTACGCATGTAAGAGACTTGCAATGTGCTTTGCAGAAGTTTGAAAAACACGAAATGTACGAAGATTGTATTTTAATTAAACAGGTTTTAGAAGATAAACTTAAATAAGAAATTAACTATTTAAGAAAAAGCACTAAAAACTTAAATAACAAAAAATTATAAATTATGAAAAATGATATTATTGCATTAGGGGAAGATGATTTAGTTAGTACTTTAAACGGAGGAACAATAGAAGGTTAATTAATATAATATTATGAAAAAACTAATTATAGCGTCAGTATTCTTAATGACCGCTAATTTATCAGCACAAATATCAATACAAGATAGTCATTTTATTGATAAGAGGATTAAATCTACAAATCACTCCGCTATAGAATTAGAAACTAAATTAATAGGAATGTTTGAAATAGACGGTCATTTATTTAACAATAAGACCGCAAAAGACCCTATTATTTTTAAAGCTAATTTAGACGGGATAAAGATTTATAATTCTAAAAAAGAATATCAAAAAAGAAAATGTAATATAGATGGTTGCGAAACAATACATTTAGAGCCTAAATTAAATGGAACTTTGTTAATAAACGGATGGGGCACAGCTAATAAAGTTTTACTTTCAAATTAATACTAAATACTTATGAAAGAATTTATAAAATCAAATTGGGCGTGGATAGGAATTATTATAGTTCTTATTTGCGCATTAGTTTCAAGATGCAATAATGACAAAATTACTAAGCACGATACAGTAGAATATAAAACAGTAACGACTAAAAAAGAAGCTATTGAAGCCGTTAAATTGCCAGAAACAATAGTAAAAAAGTTTACCGAAATAAAAACTATTACAAAATATGTAGATAGGATTAAGATTGACACTATTGCAGTACGTTATAAAGATTCAGTACCTTATGTTTTTGAGCGTATAGGCGAAATAAAAACAGACGAATATGAGTTTACCTATAAATCTAACAATAAAGGCTTAAAAGTATCTGATTTAACTATTAATGATTCTTTGATAATTGTTACAGGCAATAAAAGAAAATGGTTATTAGGTGAAAAAATAAATACTATTGATATTTCACATTCAAATAAATACGTTAATTCTAAAGAAATTCAACACATAGAAGTTGCGCCTAAAAAAGAATTTTACGATACTACGCTGTTTAAATTTGGATTAGGATTTATTTTAGGCGTTGCTATAATTAAGTAAACAAAGAATCAGAGAAAACAGAGTACACAATATTATTTGCATTGCTGTTTTTTATATTGTGTTTATTCGTATTATTATGGTTTAAATTAAAAATATAGTTGTATATTTGAATTATAGAAAAGAGTATTTGAAGTACAATGACTTTCTCTTAGTTACTAAAACAATGTGGTTATTTCTTTAATTATCTGGATGAATGCTAGTACGCAATTTAAGATAAATAAAAAAATTTCACACCATTTCTTCACAGGTTAAAAAAAGATTAGTCATCTTTAGTTATCGTTAAAAACCCTTGATACAAGCAAGGGTTTTTTTATGTCTAAAAAATAATTTGCACTTTTTTTATAAAAACTATTGTTATGTGAATTATTATGATTACATTTACTTATATAAATAAAACAAATAGAAATTATGGAAGGTAATATAAAAACTTGCTTTAATGAATTTTGCAAAAACAAAGAATGTCCTGAGTTTATAGAATGGGATTGTGGGGAAGGAATTTGCACAAGTTGTAAAAAAATAGGACAATCATATTTTATAAATCAATATCCAAAAGATTGCAATTTCTTAGAGCAAATTAAAGAATACGAAAAAACAATATAAAACAAATAAATTAAAACTAACACCATGAAAAAACTATTATTAGCCATTATCACATTGGGCTACACATCGCACGAAGAAATTAGTAACTTTTTATTTGGAGGTAAATCTTGTATGCCAAATGAATTAAAAGGATTATTGTAATGAGAGAAATTAAATTTAGAGCATGGGACATGATTGGAAAAAAGATGCATAATGTATTTTCTTTTTGTCCATACTTTGTAAAAGTTTCTGTTGGAACAGGAGCTGTGATTAAAATAGACGTAAATGATTTTGAACCGTTAATGCAATTCACGGGACTAACCGATAAAAACGGAGTTGATATTTATGAGGGTGATATTGTAAAATGGGGAATGCACAAACATAGTGAGGAACGTTGGCACAGATACGCAGTTGTCGAAATAAACCCAGATATAAAATTTAGAGTTATTTATTACGTTGATTCTAAAACAACCGAAAGAAAAGAAGGGGATAATTACGAATTTAATTACTCAAGCTTTGCATATAAAGACACTGAAAATCATTTAGAAATAATCGGAAACATTCACGAAAACCCAAACTCATTAAAATAATACAATTATGAAAAAATATGTAGAAAGTCCTATCGATGTACATGACTTAGAGACATCATTAACTAAGGGTAAAAAATACGAAACATCACAAGGCAATACCTATATGTCATTTAAAATTAATGACGATAGAGGAAATGAATTATATTGTTTATATACTGGATGCGCTCATTTAAACCTTTTAAACTGGATAAAACTATAACATGAAAAAACAAATCACAGAAAAATATGCTTTAATGAAGCATAAGACAGCAATATTAAAAGTTATTGCAAATAAAACTAAAACTAGTTTTGGACAAGTTAGGCAAAGATGGTTTAATTCTAAATTAGATAATCCAATACCAGAGGATCATTTTTCTAAAATATTAGAAATAATCGATAGGCAGTTGCTGTTTGAGGCAGTAGAGAAAAAACATTATGAATCATTTGAAGAATAACGGTTCGTGGCTTTGTCTTGTTGCCGAAAATACAAGACCAACTTTAAATTTAAAACTAATATGCCAAGTACAAAACAATCATCAAATTAAGCCAAATACCCAATCTTGCCAAACGAGTGTTATGGTTAGTCATTCCGAATACTTAAAGGCATTGGAAACTATTGATAATTACTTTAAAAACAGGCAAGAACCTAATTTTATAGGTTGTTTTAAAGATGGATTAAGTAATGAAATACATTTTGCTTTAAGAATGGGTATTTCTAGCTTATCAGAAGAATACGGATTTGAAAAGACAAAAAAAAGAGTTGGAGGTTTTCCTCTTTCTTTTATAGAGTATTTGACAGAAGGAGTTATGCACGGATTAAATGAAAAATATCACGACAATGAAGGGAAAGTATCTACTATGGATGCGTACTTTAAGCAACGTAGGCGTTTTTTATGATTAACCATAACGTTCGCCGCTTGTTTTTCGGCTTGAAAAAACACAAAGCCATATTTACCTAATCACTAATACTAAAAAACACAGAAAAATGAATACAGAAGAAAATAATAAAAAAGCTGAAAATCAATCGGTTGTTAGCGGTTCGGGCGAGGTTGATAAAGAACTCGCAAATTGGATTTATTACGAAGATGGAAATACTTTTTATTGTTCTGATTGTTGCCAAAAAAGAGTTGAAGAAATAAATGCCAATAAAGAATTTAGCGAATATATAAACTATGAAGGTGGCGACGAATGCGGTTATTTTCAAGATTATGCTTTTCAAGATTATGAAGTAGAATGTTGTAAATGCTCGAAGCCTTTATTTTCGGAGGTCGATTGTTAGCCTGACCGCTAACGTTGGGTGCTTGTCTCGGTGGCTAAAATTAAAGACTAAAGAAAACAAGTAAATCCTGATTAAACCCGCCAGCGTTTTTTCCGAAGGAAAAAATGATGTAGCCATTGATACAATCACGTGTTAGGGATATACCACGTAAAAAATTAACTTAAAAAAATAATACTATGAACTTATTATCAATGACCGATTACGTATTACAAGACGAAAGTATGTCTGGAATAAATATTACAAACTACGCAAAATTCTTAAAACAAGCCAATGAAAAATGGATGTTTGTTCCTTGTGATGAAGATGGGAATGTTCTAGAAACTCCATCAGATGACATTCTTTATAGAGCGCAATTCCATAACCTTGCAATGCATGAATTGATGCAGTATAAACAATATAAAAAAGCAAAAGAAAGGTGCTTGTTTAATAATTTTGAAATTATAGAATATAACAGGTATAATGAATATTTATCAAATGGAATAAATAGTGTTTATTTAAAACAATTTTCAGGATTAAAACATGAAACAATAGAATACCTGGTAAAATATAATATACAGCTAACTCCAACGGCATTAAAACAAATAGGTTTAACCGGCAACTAGCGGTTATCCCTAACGTCCTGCAACTTGTGGTAGTTTTGGGTAAGTAAATCCTAAAGTAGCGATTCAAGACAGATTATACAAATACAAGACCAAAAATAAATTAATAACTAATGCCCGAATTACCACAAATTGCTGTTATAGCTTGTGGCGGGTTTTTAAAAATAAACGTAATGAAAAAGCAAAATTTTACAAGAGAAGAAGTGATTAATGTTATAAACGAATTGCTGGAAAGACCAGATATTTTAATTGACGCTGTATCTAATGAAGATACCGATTATAATGCCGAAGATTTACTAATAATTGCAGAATCATGAAAAAAATAACCCAACAATTTAAATGTGGCAAATGTGATAAAGGAATTGCAACTCGTATTTTAAAAGAAACTAGAAAAGGGTGTGAAATCACAATGAAAAAATGTGATAGTTGTAAATATCAATATGGTTTAAAAGAAGTAAATGTTTTAGAATTAATTGCCGAAACAGGCACTGAATAATTTCTTATGAAACGAAATCGAGCCATAAGCTATAACGGCCGCAGCTACAATTTCGGCTTGAGGTAAAAAAGCGAGGTACTTCGGATAAAAAAACAATAATTACAAATACAAAATAATATTAACCTTATGCCAAATACAAAAGCTGAAATGTAGCTGTTGTTAGTGGCATACCACTTAAAACTTTAAGATTATGGAAAAGCAAATTGTAATATTCTTTAATGGATTTTTTAAAAAAGTAGACGCATCAATTCTATTAGAAAGCGAATTTGATGTAGATTTTGACGGACAAATAATGGTGCGATTCTTAAACGCAAGTGACGGAAGTGTAACCGCTATTAATGGAATGAATGGATGGGGAACTAATATTATTAACGAGGTTGCGTTTAAAGATGCCGAAATATATTTCCCGCAATAATAGGCGGTTGCCACTAACTACTATATGTAAACATCATCTGTAAATACTAATAAAACTAACACCTAAGACTATGAATATCGGAAAGTATGTGGAATTGTATTCCGAAGACTTAAAGCTAAAAAACTATTCTGAAAACACTATTTCTAATTATTCTAGTCAAGTGAAGTTGTTTTTGGAGTATTTTAATAATATAGCAACCAAACCTTCTGAAATTTCAGAAAAACAGATAAAACAATGGCTACTTTTGGCAAACTCAATAAACGGTAGAAAACATCGAATCTCTGCCGTGAAATTGTTTTATAAACTCACCGGAAAACAACCTATAAAATTCAAGCACATCGAATATCCAAGATCAGAAAAAAAACTACCTAAAATTATTGACAAAGATTTCTTATTAGATGCTATTCATAAAATTAACAACACTAAACACAAGGCTATTATTTCTTTGGCTTATAGTACAGGAATGAGAGTTTCTGAGGTATGTAATCTAAAAATATACGACATTGATAGTAAAAGAATGGTTATTACTATTAGACAGAGTAAAGGTAGAAAAGATAGAATTGTAGGATTATCAGAAAAAATACTAAATATACTTAGAATTTACTTTTCTGAATACAAACCAAAGGAATATTTATTTAACGGTCAGTTTGATTTGCAATATTCGCATACGAGTTGTAATCAAATAGTTAAAAAATATTTAGGTAAGGAATATCATTTTCACTTACTTAGACATTCAAATGCTACTGCGTTATTAGAAGCGGGAACTGACTTAAGAATTATACAAAAACATTTAGGACATTCAAGTAGTAAGACGACTGAAATTTACACACACGTAAGCGCTAATATAATATCTAAAATGATGTTGCCTATTTAATCTTAAAAATAAACCAACTTTTTAATTGTTATGTAAGTAATTATGTTTACATTTACAGAAAATAAAACGATATGAAAAAAATACTATTAAACATTGTAAAGTACATTAACGCCTTTGCAAACGAAAGATTAACCGCCGATAAAGAGGCCGAGATTATCCTACGCTATCTTTTATTAAAAAGTGATACTAAGTATAGCTTAGAAATATTTGAAGCCTTAGAATCGAAATTTAAACAAGAAATGGTAAACCGTAGAATTATTGCAAGTGTTGAATGCGGTGTAATATCTAAAAAATACCCATTTGCTAAATCCGTTACTGAGATATTAGTGAACGACCCTATTTTTGAACAACCTATAAAAAATTATAAATTATGAAAACACACATTGACAAATTAAGAAATCCAAACTATTTAGGAGGTTGGGACTTACAGGATGAAAACGGTAAAACAAATGATATTATTGTGACAATAAAAGAAGTTAAATCTGAGTTTGTTTTTAATCAAAAGGCACAAATGGAAGAGCCTGTTTTAACCGTATTCTTTTTAGAATGTAAGCCAATTATTTTAAACGCTACAAATCGAAAAACTTTAAAGAAAGTTACTGATACTTCATACA